CTTCCGCATGTTTTTTTCCAGATTTATCTTTATAAACTATAAAAAAATCAGGAACGTAAATGGTGTACTTTCCAGTTAGCGGATCTCGATAAGGAATTTGAATACTTTCGCTGGCCCAATTTTCTACCCCAGGATGTTCGTCTAACATTCTCATGAATACAAATTCCCACGAACTACGAGCCAGTGGCGTTTTCTTTCCTACATATTTTGTAGGGTTTTTCATATCAAAACGACCCTGCGCAAACTTAGACATTATGCAAAAATATTTCTAGTTTGATTTTGTTTCTCAACACTGACTACCCTAAATCCTAATGTGCTACCTGCACCTCGGCTGTTATTTAAAATTTCTCCAACTAATGCACTAATTTGAACACCGTTGAATTCTTTTAATGTATCTAATATTTTAAAAACAGGAACAGCTTCTAATTTTGCTTGTTTTAATAAAACAGCAGCAGTTAGAGAAGCAGCATCGTCGTCAAACCCCCTTGAAGTAAAAAATCCTATAGCTGCATTTACTTCATTAGCTTGGAATTCTAAAGGATTCTTTCCATAGGTATCAAAAAATAATTTTGTACCTGCGGCACTATCTTCTTTAGGCGAGACTGGTATATTAGTAGCCATATTATAAAAATTCTCCTAGGTCAGCAGGCGGTGGAACTACACTTCTTTGAGTTGCTGCTGTGGTGGATCCTCCATTGCTGCTTTTTGGAAATGCAGCACCTACTAATCCCCCTACGGTATTTACTATTCCACCAATAGTCGCTGGGCTTGAGATGAGGCCAACTATTTCGCCTTTTAAACTCGAACTTGATAACTTTCCAATATTTCTTGCAGTATTGACAGCACTGATTGCAGTACTTAAAAAGTTTCCGGGACTACTAAATGCTGATCCGCCGGCAACATCACCAAACACCTGTTCGATTCCATCTAGTACACCGCCTTCTCCAAAGAGATTGCCCACACCGCCGCCTGCAACGGTCAACGGGCTCGGAACACTATCGTAATACAATGTTGCAAATCCTTTTGGATTATCGGGTGATACATTTCCTGTAGAATAAGTAACTGATTCGTATTCGAGACTCATTGTCATTTCATTAAACTCTGAGGCAGTATAGTCTCCACTACCATGTGCCCAAGAAGTTATCTTAGGATTTATTAATGTATATCCTTGAAATCTTTTTCTACTCATGGTATAGATACTAACAGATTTAATAAAGTCTACGGTCTTTCCCTGTTTGTCAAGGCCGTATCTGTATGCATCTAAATTTGTTCCTGCTGCTCGAAGATTAGTTTTGCTGAATGCCGCCTCTGGGTTTAATCTATCTTGGACATACGCTCCCATGTACAGGGCCATTAATGCATTCATAATACCGTGACTATCATCTCTAAATGTCATCGATATAGGCTCGTATGCAAAGTTCTTGTAAATTATCTTTTTTCTATTATATTGATTTTTAGTAACAGATTCAAATTTAAATTTAGGCAAGTCGGTAGTTTTAATTAGATACCCTACTTCGTCTGCATGTTTATTGTTAAAGGCTCCAGATGTTATAACTGACTTATCTAATTCAAATCTTACATAAAATAGAAATTTAGTCCTTGGGGCTAATCTATAGTAATTTGGAATGAATAGCTTAGAAGCATGGCGCCAGTCGGCTAATCCACCTTTTGGTGTTAGTAGACCGTCAGCGACTCCCCCAAGAAATCTAGTGAATATATTTGACATATTAATATTTATGCCACAAAAAAACCCGGATTAGATCCGGGTTTCTTAGGTTACGATTTTATTAACCGCTACGGCCTGTTACTGCCTCGCCAATTGATCTACCAACTAACGAACCAACACCACGCTCAGGACCTGTGCCATTAGCACCGGAGAACTGGACAGCATTGTCATATTTAATTGTTAGTGCAATTTGCATAGCTTCATTGGTAGCATAGTTAGCATCGCCATAATCTGCTCCGCTTACAAAGCAACCGTACAATTCCCATTTTTCTAATACGTTTGGCTCGTATGCTCCGTTGCCACCATCTAACGTTTCGATGTTCATTTGGAACTTATAATCAATACCAGAACGTGCAGAACTTTGTTCCATGAAATCGTATTGTTTCTGGATTTGTTGTCCTACAAGTTTCTGAATTTGACCGTTTGCATCGTCACGTAAGTTGATAGTAACATCTTCCCAACTTGGCTTACCTGCTAATTTGATTTTAGAGTTATAAATGTCCAATGTCATTTCTTCAAAAGAAACGTTAGGACGCTTAACGTCTACTACCTGTTTAGTCAACTCGGTACTGGCCTCAACTCCAAAACCTAAAAGTATCACCCTAAAGCGATACTTGAGTTTAGGCATTAGTAGAGCTGTTCCGCTATTACCACCAGCTGGCGGAATCGAAATCCTATTTAATGAAGTTAGTGCCATTTTTAAATCTCTCCTGTGTTCTTGATACGTAATGGAATGTAGATGAATTCAACTGCTTTAGTTGGTTCAATAGCAACATCTACATACAATTCATTACGATCAATTCTGCTTGGTGTATTGTTACTTTCATCGCAGACAACCGCAAAGTCGTATAGAGCTCTCAAACCTACCAACTCTAACAATAGGCTTTCTACAGCACCTTTGATTTCGTCTCTTGTAATTTTATCGTTTGGTTCAAATATGTAAGGACGAGCTAGTTTGTTCAACTGGCTACGTAGATACACAACTAAACGTGCTACGTTGATACGATCTAGTGCTGATGCATTTCTTGCACGAGTCTTTTGACCGTAAGCTACTAATCCTACTCCAACAAAGAACGGAATTGGATTAACTTTTAGATCATACAATGTATCTCGTTGACCTTCGTTTAGTGCAACACTTTGGAATTCACCAGTTAAGCTGTCGATGTAACCAACCGCTGTTGCATTAGTAATGCCACCGCGTCTTGTACCTGCTGGTGCAAACCATGGATAGCTAACTTGATCGCTTAATGCTATTGTACGCAACATCATGTGTGATGCTGGAACAACTGCATTAGCACCACCCAAGTCTGTGGTAAATCCGTTTGGATACCAAACTGCGGCATACTCGTCGTAGCTAACAATACCTACATCGTTGTTGTCTAGTGCGCTATTTGCGTTTGTACCCCAAGCTGTTAGGCTTGTAGCATCGCTTGGTAAGCGGAATGGAGTATCTCCAACAACAAACGCTGTTAGTCCACGATCAATGTTCAAGTTGATCAAATTGCTTAGTGCTTCTGGGTACCCAGGAGCAGCAATTAGATTAAAGTTACGACGTTCTTCATCGCGTGCCTCTGAGCTTGTGTCAAGAGCACTCTTGATTCTTTGTACAACTAATGAACGTTGTGCTTTGCGACCAAAGCTGCCAGAACCGTCTTCGTTGTTTGGACTTGCTGTTACCCAACGATCGGTAGCATATGTTGTCATGCTGTCGCCTAATACTGGTGCATCACCTACAGAATTATATGCCAATTCAAATCTTACATTCTTTTCGGCTGTATTAATATAGCTGTTAGCATAACGTTTAACGTTGCCACCGCTTCTGCGTAGATTCCATAGCAACATACCTTTTGGATATAATACTGGATCTGGACAATCTGGATCTACATAGTTGCTGACTAATAAATCTTTGATAGTTGCTGCTTCGTCGCCTGTAGCACCGCTATCACCGTAACGTGCATCAGCAAATAACACACCTTCTTCTGTGGTTTGATCTGCTTTGTCAACTAATACCCATCTTTCAGAAACGGTTGTACCAGCAGTTGTATTGAATCTATAAATTGTTGGGAAATTTTCTAAATCAGCTGTGCTAATCCATAAATCTCCGTCAACTAGATTGCTAGTTCCGTTGCTTTGCTTTTCAGGCATAGTAGCTGCAACAATAGGACCATTTGCATCGGTTCCCGAATATCCTGAAGTAGCATCTTGATAACCAACCCAAATAGTTCCGTTGTGAATCATAATATCAACTTCACCAAAGTTTGGATTATACCATAACTGACCATCAGTTGGCTCGTTTAATGGTTGATCGGCGCTGGCTGCAAAAGTATCGATAGCCAATGGTGCCCATCCTGTAGCTAGATAATCTACAGCAGATCCGCTAGGTGCTGCATAAAAATTAGCAGTACCAAAACCAGTTCCTAGATTAAATGGCGTAAATGCATCAGCAATTGGTGTTCCAGTGCCGTCAACAAATCGAATATCGCCGCCTAACGTATGTGTAAGGACTACTTCGTTTCGATCCGTAATAGAAGCAGTTAGGTTGTTTGGAATTGCGACTGGCGGAGTTGTATTTGTAAACCCAAAGTTTGCATTAGCGATCGCTGCTGCAAATGCTTCGGCATCATCTGTACCACTTGAGGTAGTTGTAAATGAAATTTCTGCAGAATACAATGTAGCAGAACCTTTTACAGATTGATATACCGTAAATGTGTTAGTAACTGAACCAAATGTATTATCTGCAATTACACCAGATGTAATCGATGTTGCACCACCTGCTGCTCGTTTCCATAGTCTAAATGATGCAGTACCTGGAGTTGTATCAAATCCTGATTCTTCATCTGCATTTGTCTGCACAAAAATGCTGTTTGCAGGAATGTTTACACCACCACCACTTCTGTCTAAGAAGTATGAAGCAGCATGTGTAGATGCATACAATGGAGCTGAATATTCAATCCATGTTTTTGTTGCAGAATTCCATCTGTTAACAATAAATCTTGCGCCAAAGTTAGGTTCGGTAGTTTTAATCCATACAGAACCAGTTGGTCTTGGAGCAGAGTCTGTTGTCTTATATGCTGGGACACTGGTATGTGGTGTTTGCTGTAATGCTGGACCGTAGTATGCACCAGCAGTTAACCCTAATTGGGTAAATGCAGTTGCCGAATTTGTTCCACCACCAGCAATTGTAATACTATTTGCTAAAGAACTATCACCGCCGCCTAGTGTTTCGCCATCGGAATATAAGTATAATCTATTATTAACTTTAGCCGCTGTAACACCTTCAATACCTAATCCGTTAATATGAGCAACATGCAAATCTAAAGAAGTTTGTGTAGTTACTAATGTGCCATTGATATAATATGTGTTTGCTGCTGCCAATGTGCTAACAGACGATGTTCCGGTAATAGTTGGGTGGCTTGCTGTCCACTTTTGTGAACCAACTAATACCCACTCACCTGCGGTAACTGCTGTGCCACCACCTGCAATCGCACCGTTACCAGCACTCTTGTAATAAACTTTAATTTGTTCGTTGCCTGCAACGAACGAACCCGTACCAGTTGTTGTTAACGCTACAATTGCGTAGTCGCCAACTGATCCTACAGAACCTTTTGGTTCAAATGAACTTTGATCTACTTTAGAAACATCGTCGTCTGTTAAAACAATAGGAGCTTTATAAGTAAATTTCTGGCCGCCAACGGTAGTTGCTGCTGCACCATTCCATTCTTGAATACCGTATGTAGTTCCTCTAGTATCAAACCACCACTGACCATCTGTTGGTTCTGCTCCCGGAGCGGTTGTCTGAGGTTCTAATTGATCTAAGTCGACATCAGCTCTCATAATAAAAGCAGAGTTACTTACTCCTAGGAAACTATAAGCAGCTAACAATCCATATTCGTTTCTTTCTGAACCGTGAATAGGAGTTGAACTTGCTGTCTTTTCAAAGAACGGAACACCAAACGTGTCAACTAATTCACGCTGGCTTGTAATTCTAAACACTTTCGAAGCATTAGCTTGAGTGGTTCCGGCAGCAGTTCCTGTTCCTGCTGCATTTGATTTATTCTGTGCTGTAGCTACTACGATAAGGGGAGTAGTACCAGGCTCTGCTGGTGTGTAAAAACTCTCATCAATTACCGTAACTTCTACGCCTGGGGATACTAGTGCCATTACTTATTCTCCTGGTAATAGTTGCTCATATTATTTAGCGGTATCTGCTAAAAACGGGCGGATATACCAAAAGAAAAAGGGGACAAAAAGGTGTAAATATTTGTATGAGGCCACTTTGCAGATGCGGACAGCGACCAAAAGCTGTTAATTATAAAAAAAATAACAAGACTTACTATAGAAGTCTCTGCGAAATCTGCATGGCTAACGGTGTTAATCACGGAATACCCCGCTGGTTTAGGGCAGGGTATAGAATAAAATCACAATGCGAGAAATGCGGATTTAAATCAACACACAAAGAAGTTTTTAGAGTGTTCCATGTCGACAGCAATTTAGATAATTGTCGACATAGTAATTTAAAAACTATATGTTGTAATTGCAGTCAGATTTTATCCAAAGAAGGGTACACATGGAGGCAAGGCGACCTCATTGCTGATTACTAATTGCTTGGCTTGATTGTATAAATCATCTATAGTACCGTTATTATCGATAATAGAATCAAATTCTGTTCCTACCCAAGCAGTTTCAGAAGCATGTATTTTTTGCATCTTTAATTCTTGAAAAGCCCAATTATGGCCCTTATTTGCTTCAACGGCTGTGTTATACCAAGTTGGTAATTCGCCTCTCTGTACCCAGATAATTTTTCCGCCTGCTGACCGTATACTTGAAATTTCGTTAGGAAAACGACAATCTGAAATTACAACGTGATCTTTGCTATTGCGAAGTTTATTTTCTAAGCTGGCAATCCATATATCGTCGTGGAACGCTTTGCGGCAAACTTCAGTGCCCCAATATTGCAGGACCCATCGCGGCGTAAGTGTAGGCATTGCTAGACGTTCTGCCCACCACGGATCTACTTGTTCTCGCCACTCTCGAGCTTCTTTAGTACGCCCTTCTAATAACGTTCGGTCCCAACCAAATACGGCTGCTACAGCATCTTTAAGGGTGCTGGCAAATGACTCGCGCCTAAATTCGTGAAAGTTAACTAGGTAGTCAGCAACCGTATCTTTGCCACTACCAATAAATCCGCAAATACCTATAATCATAATATCCTCCGATAAAGATATTATAGCAGATTTAATAAAAAAGTCAAATTGTTATTGTGCTTTTTGGTTAATTAGCCTATTACAAAAGTATAACCCTGACCACCAGATACAAGGGTTTCTAATTCTTTTGTAAGTCTCTCAAGATCAGATGTTGCTTCTGATTTCATTGCAGCACCATTTAGTGAGCTGCCGCCGCCCGGACCTGCAATTTGTGCAAACTTTTCACGGGCTTGTCCTAGCATCATCTTGCAGTTGGCTAGGCTGTAATCTTTAATCCATTGTCCTGCATAGGTATCTTCAATGATAGCAAAGTCCGGTCTTTGGTTATAAACCCAAAGCAAAACTTCTTCACTGCCTCTAGGACGTTGCTGTATCATAAGTTTTCTGCTTTGTGGTTGCCATGTAAAGTTAATAAAGCTACCGAACATCTTACCTACAAGTTCTTGGTATCCTGCAAACAATTCATAGGTTAATAAACCGCCCATGTTAGTGGAACTTAGCAAATATGTGTTTGTATAGGCTAGATTGAATGGTTCAAAAACCGTGCCGCCAGATCCGTTACCTGTTCTAGAACCAATACTTCTACGAAAAATTTGTCGAACTTGCTGTATTTCTTTTGGCAAGATGTACTCGTTTTGATCTTGATTCAGCGTTAAAAACGCATAGCTTTCTTCTACTGCGTTATCGCTGCGCTGACGAAAAACACCTAACGCCCTATCCAAGGCTGTTTGATAATGTTGCGGATCTAGTTCAACATCAATCATGCCGTCGCCCAGCATAGTTTTGCAATAATCGTATACTTTTTGTCTGGATTGATCTAATTGGCTCATGCTAGTATTTATCGTAGCGGTAAATATACTACTATGCCAAGACTCTCGCTTTATCGCCCGCAAAAGGGCAATGATTATAAATTTATTGATAAAACCGTTTGGGAAATGTTTCAAGTGGGCGGAACCGATGTTTTTGTCCACAAATACTTAGGCCCAAAAATTACACCTGCGTGGGATAGTTCTAAAACCTATTCTACGGGGGATTTGATTTCAATAAACAATAAGGTATATAAAGCAAGAATTTCTAATACAGGAGTTATTCCTCCTAGTAACAATCATTGGGAATTTGTTAGAGAAGGTACGCCATCGCAGCCAATATATACACAACAGAATGTTTTAAACATAGACGATCTATTATTTTTAGAAAATAGAGATAGAGATTACGACGAAGACATCTATGTACTACGAGGAGTATATAATCTTCAGGATATTGATTTTAATTTAAGTCAGTTTGGTTTATTTTTACAGAATGACACAATATTTGTTACCTTCCATATCAACGATACGGTTGAAAAAGTAGGAAGAAAATTAGTATCTGGTGACGTAATTGAATTACCTCATTTGATAGATGAACATGCGCTAGGTGATTCAAAGACAGCATTAAAAAGATTTTTTGTAATTGAAGAAGTGACTCGTGCAGCAGAAGGATATTCAATAACTTGGTACCCTCATTTATACAGAGCAAAGTGCAAACCGATGACTGCTGCTCAAGAGTTTCAAGATATCCTTGACGATCTTGCTAATCCAGAAAGTTTCTTAGGCGGATATAATCAAGATTACGAATATCAGCCTGGGGATATTATTGGTTACCCAACTGCTGGGGATAACAAATACGAAGCTATCCAAACTAGCACAGGTGTTGCTCCATTGAATATAGACGGAAGTGTAAACATAGCCTATTGGAAACCAGCAGATACCATTGGTGATACTTCAACTACCTATGATAAAGAAATGCAAATTACTTCTAGTGTGCTTGAACAAGCTGAACTAGATTCTCCTAAAAGTGGGTATGACACTACTCGTCATTACATGCTGGCCACTGACACTGACGGCCAAGTATCTTTAATTACTGCGGACACAACAAACTTAGATGCTACGCTTGAGCAGGCTAGAGATGCCAATGGCAACCTAATGTGGGAACACGACCCTGCTACAGGTCAAGATAAACTAGACGAAAACGGAGATAGAATTCCGTTCTACTATCCAAGAACTAGTGCTGTTTATCAGAGTCCTACATACGACGGGCCAGGTACAGGCGACGGGGATGGTATTCCTCCAAACGGTATTGCATTTACTGCAAGTATTAGCTTTCCAATAAATCCAGCAGAAGGACAATTCCATTTGCGTACTGATTACATGCCAAAGAGACTATTTAGATTTAGTGGGACTCGTTGGGTTAAAGTTGAGGATCTAACTCGAATGACTATGAATAATATGGGGTACGAAGATGTAACGCCAGGCGGTTCACCGGCGGATGCATATTTAGATAAAGATGTAAGATTAACTCAAAAGACTACGTTTATCAATAACAATAAAGTCAATACTATTAACGGTAAGCAAGTTAAAGAAAAACAAAGTTTGAGTAAAGCACTACGACCTAAGGCAGACGAATAATGGATTTCTTTTATGATGGTCAGATAAGACGATATGTTACGCAATTCATGCGTGTATTCATAGGTTTCAAATATAAAACCGGGGACGGCACGTTGAAGCATGTGCCAGTAACCTATGGAGATATGACTAGACAAGTTGCTTCTCTTATTAAAGAAAATTCTGAAAATAAAATGTCATCTGTTCCTAAAATATCTTGCTACATTTCAGGATTAGAAATGGATTCTACTCGGTTAGCAGATGCTAGTTTTGTTAGTAAATTAAACATACGAGAAAGAGCGTGGGAAGAAGTTGACGGAGAGATTGAATATCAGAATTATCAAGGTGGCGGATATACCGTTGAAAGATTGATGCCAACTCCTTTTAAACTAAGCATGAAGACTGATATATGGACTTCGAGCACTGATCAAAAATTACAATTAACAGAACAAATTTTAGTATTGTTTAATCCTAGTTTAGAAATACAAACAACAGACAATTATATTGATTGGACTAGTTTAAGCGTGATTGATTTAGCATCAATTAATTTTACATCAAGGTCTATTCCTGTAGGAACTGAATCTGAAATTGATATATGTAGTTTAGAATTTAAGATGCCCATCTATATAAGCCCGCCAGCAAAAGTTAAGAAGCTTGGTGTTGTTAGAAATCTAATTATGAATGTATTTGGCGAAACCGGTGATGTTCTATCATTAGACGATTTAATTTATAATGACAGCGTTAGCGGAGGCAGAGATTCAGGTGGGGCTAATGTTAGATTGCCAGTGGTCAAAGGTGATTATAGAGTATTGCTGTTAAAAAGTAACAACGGTCAGGCAGGAGATTATGATCTGTCAATAGTTAATCCTAATGAAGTAGTTGCTACTGCTGGGCTGTTACCTCCATCTAAACTTGGAGAGCGATTAGATTGGGCTAAAGTGTTAGATTTATATGGAGGTTATATTCCTCAAATTAGCAAAGTATATTTCTTACAACCAGACGGAACCGAAATAGGCGGAACGTTTATTATCAATGAACTAGATCCAACATTAATGTTAGTTTCAATTGATGAAATTCCGTCTAATACTATTATTATCGGTCCAGCAAGATCGCCTAATCAATCGTCTACTATTGATGCAATTATTGATCCTTACAAATATAATCCAAAGAGGCCCAATAACGAAACTGAAGATCAAACAATTATTCCAGGAACAAGATTCTTAATGCTCGATGATGTAAACCCCAACGGTGCGAACCAAGACGGACCCGATGCATGGAAAAACTTAAACGGCAGCGATCCTATAATAAGAGCTAATACTATTATAGAATGGAGCGGTACTGCGTGGATTGATTTATTAGTTGAATGGGAAATTTCAAATTATCCTGTTAATAACACAATTGTTTACACATCAGGACAAATTGTAACCTACGATGGAGTGGCCTACAAGGCCTTGGCAAACATAACTCAAGCCGACAATGTAGTAATACCTGCTGACAATCCAAAATTTCAAATTACTTCTATTATATTTCAAAATTTGAGAACTGGGTTACAATACAGAAGAGATGGTTCTGGACAATGGTACAAGAGTTTTGAAGGAGAATATGCTTCAGGATATTGGAGATTTGACCTAGACCCTGCATAAGTATGTTCATGCAACAACGTGCCGGATTACTATTTTTATCAAAAAATAACAGCAGAATATTTCTCATTTTAGAAGATGAGAAATGGACGGTACCAACATTTCCAAGAAATGCAACATTACTTGAAGATGCTCAGCTTTTATTAGATCAATATTCTTCAGGTAAAATATTGCCTATCGAATTATATCTTAGTGAAGATAGAGGATTTGAATACGGTACATATGTGTGTTTAGTAGATCAAGAATTTTTAGTATCAAACTCACAAACCGTATGTTGGGCATCTCTTAATATGTTGCCAAAAAATTTACACGGTGGTTTAAAAACTACATTAAATAATCAACTAATAAGAGCGAAATTAGACACTATATTGGTGCTTGCAAAATGATACCACAACTACAATCAAACAAAAAATTTATTGATGATTACAAAAATTATCAAAAAAGAATCAACGAAGTCACTGATCCTAATCTTCAAAGAAAGATGACTGATTTGTTGCTGCAATTAAAAGAGCAAGTTAGTTACATAGATCGAAGCCACCAACAAATGTTTGTAACAGGAAGAATCTCCACTGAAATTTCTGAACTAAGAGCTAATTTAATTACTATTAAAAAAGACTTAGATCAGAAACTTCATGACTGGGATAAATCCAAATTTAGGCCTGCGCCTCTCCCCAGCGTAGAATAACGCTAGTTGGAACAGCAGTACCGCTAACTTTAAGAATATTAATAGCCAACACGTCTGGTCCGTTAGGGAAAGTACCTCTTCCACCAATCGCTGTTGTTGTTAATTCTTTAAGTGCGGTTAAGTCAAGAGTTGCACGATCACCTGGGTTTGATACGAACGCAAATACTTGTTCCCCCGGTAATGCGTATTGAGGATCACCAAATTCAAATGTTACCGTTCCTGCTGCATTAAGGGTAGTATTTGAGTTTTGAGTAAATGTAACTCGCCTTACGGTTGTAAATCCCAAAGTCCTGCTCTGTACGCTAGAAACTGATGTACCAGCAGGGAATGATGTAAATGCCGCTGCTACCCTAGTTCCTTGAGCTGCTCCAGACGAGTTCCAAGAAGCATTAGTAAAGAACAAATAGTTAGTGTTTGCATAAGATGCAGCTGTCTGAGGAATTTGTATCGTTACCGTAATTCCAGTGTTGTTCGGAGAAGTGGCGCTGGCGTTGGCATTCATAGTGATAATAGTGTATGGTGTGCCGCCAATTGTAATACCGTTTCGGGTAATATTTGTAATTGTTCTGTTACCTACTAGGTAGGTTGCCTGAATCAATAAATCTCCAATTTGTATTCCGGAAGTATCAAACGTTGATGTTGCAATAATAAATGTATTTCTATCATTCCTAAATGCACTAGCATACGTTGTTCCGCCAGTAGCTACTCCAGTCGCTGTAAAATTAGCTTGGACCGCTCCGTTGATTATAGCAGTAGATGTAGTTAACGGAGTACCTCCCCAGTTGATAGAACCGCCAAGTGCTATCTGTGCGAAACTTGGCTGGCCGCCTGCACCAGAACTTGACAATCCATTCCAAATAATGTTTGCAGGATTAGTTGGATAATTTCTTGGATTTAGAACTCCTTCGATAACGATGGCGCCTGTTCCAGTATCGGCCGTAACACCAATTTCACTTAATAAAAGCTGCGCTCTGTTTAATAGATCTCGCTCCCCTAAATCCCCAACCAATGCATTGGAAACGCTAGGTGCTAGTCGAATCATAAATGCTGTTTGTTTAGTTGTGCTTGCACTTAATCCTGTTGCGGCATAGTTAAACAAATAACCACGATCTTCATCAAACAGACCGTCTGTTAACAATGCAGAACCCCAGTGACTAATTGTTGGTGTTGTTGTAACACTTAACAACACAACTCCGGAATTGATATCATGCGGTGCTGCTGCCCCAGCAGTAAATGTTCTGTTTTGACCGGCACTAAAATTAGTCATAGATGCTGCTCGACTTAGTCCTAGCAAAGTATTTCCAGATTTTCCGCTATATGCGATCATTTCGTTATCGATATAAATGATTCCAGATGTTGGGAAATAGTAAGCATCTGTTAGAGTTAAGGTAGTCGACAATGCAGTTATAGCGGTTTTTAATTTACCTCTAGCTGAAATGTTTTCTACTTCATAGCGTACAGGTAAGTTAGCTGTCCTCATATATGCTTCTGTGTTTACGTTTGAGTTTCTAATTTTATGTAAGAACACAAATCTACCATCGGGACCTCTTAACATAAATTCAATGAAACCAGCAGCATACCAAGAGTATTGCATACCTAACATCTGCATACGCCACGGTAAAAGATTATATCCACTGGTACCGTTTCCGTCTAGCGGATCTAAATTCCAGTCTTCTTGAGGAATTATCATATCTTGAGTCAGACAGATCTTTGCACCTGTGATGCTGTTAGCCCCTCTCCAGTCTGGAGCCATGGTCAAACTAGTTTGGCTAGCAATAGAAGTTACGGTATGAGACATTCCTCGTAATACGATCTTATCGCCAACCTTTAATTGATCTTGAAATCTAGAACCACTTCCAAGTAAGACATTGCTTTCTGTTGTAGCAGAAACGGTTCCTGTTAATTGGTTTGTACTGCTACGCTTAACAACAGCCATTTTCTGTCCGTCATATTGATAAAACAATCCGTTTTGTTCATCAAATGCTCCAATCCTTACGGTAGACCCGTGCCATCTTTTTAGTACAACTTTACAATCTGGTCCTAATGATGCACTTGTCGTCGATAAAACCACTGCTGAACGAACTCTAAATCTTCGAGAATCGATAATACTTTCAACAATGTAATCTCCGTTATATTCAAATGAATTCATTCCGATGACTTCAATTTCTGCACCGGGCTGAAGTCCGTGATCAGTGTCGTCGGTGGTGAAAGTAATTAAACTATTAACCACGGTATCTAGAGCAGTGGCGCTGGATAAGTTATAACTTGGTGCAAATAGTCCACCAGTTGTGTACATAATACCTTTACCTGATTGGTAACGTACATATTTTTTACTTTGACGAATAGCTTGAGATCCGTGTGCTGGACCGCCGGTTCCTAGTTGAACACCTCCGTCAAACGGTCTATGCACAAAGAATGCATCAGGTCGAACATAAACTGATCCTGTAATAGCAGTTGTTGAGTCTATAAGACCGGTTGTTCTTGCAGGATATCTAAAAGCAGTTGGGCTAGTAACTTGTGTTATCACAAAAGGTCCGGATGCAAGAGCATGATTAGCAGATGTTAGGTTAACACTCAACGCTTGATTGGTGCTGCCAACTACTGCAAAAATTCCAAGGCCGCTGTAATTACCGTAAGCAGATTCTTCCCAAGTAGAGCTTGCAGGCAATGTTCTATCTAACCAACTTCCTGTTTCACCTGTAAACGATGTTAACGCTTGTGTGCCGCCGTCGGCGATTACTAAGAAACTATCGTCACCAAACGAAACGTTATTCCAGTTTGCGCTAGTTGGGAGTACAACCGCAGTCCAAGTAACTCCGTTGGTAGAAATCGCAGCGGCTGTTCCTGCTCTAGCTACAGCTAAGAATCTGTTATTTCCGTAAACTACAGATCTCCAGGTTGCACTAGATGGTAATGCCCCAGTTGCTACCCAGTTTGCACCGTTATCAACCGAATATGCAGCGGCTGTTCCGCCGCTGGCTACTGCTATAAAATATGCAGATGATCCAATAAGACCACCTGTAACATCTTCCCAAGTTGTTGAGCTTGGTAGAGTTGCTGCGACCCAGTTTGCTCCGCCGTCTGTACTATACGCAGCGGCTGTTGATCCAGATCTAACAGCAACAAACACACCATTATAAAATGTTACTGAAATCCAAGTTCCTGAACTAGGTAAGGTTGCCGCTGACCACGATGATCCAGCGTTGACGCTATATGCAGCGGCTGTTCCGCCACTAGCTACTGCTACAAAAGTTGGGGTAGTTCCAATTACACCAGCAGCAATACTAGTCCATGTTGCAGCACTCGGTAAATTTCCACCTGCACTCCATGTTTGACCGTCTAAAGAAAATGCAGTAGGTTGAGCACCTGACCTAACAGCAATAAATGTGCCACCGGCAAATGCTACCCCAGTCCATGATCCAGAAGCAGGTAGTGTTCTTGCTGTTGATGCAAATGCTGGAGCAGGAGTTGATGTGACGCTTGTTAAGATAGTTGTTCCTGGAAGGAGTCCATGATTAGAAGTAAAATCAACTTGGATGGTAGCAATAGCTCCAACATTCAATACCGTTCCATCAGATAGTTCGCCAGTCAATGCTTCACTGATAGTCAATGCAGGATAGATTGAAATCTCATCTCCTGCATATGCAGTTCCTGAAATTGTTGCGGTAGTAATTCCGCCTGTTAAATTTACTCCGGTTACCGTAACTACAGCATTATTTGCAGGTGTAGCACCATCTAAGTTTGAACCGTTGATTAAAATTCTATTTCCAATAGCATACCCAGTTCCTGAACCAGTAGCCGGTGTAGTAAATACCGGAGTGACTACGGTATAAGTTCCAGTTACTCTGGTTATGTTAAATGTTGCACTACTTCCAGTAACTGGTTGATTGGTTGCAGTTAACCCTGTATAGGTAGCATCGCCGGTTGCTCCTATAGGCTCTCCAACTATTTCATAGTCAACTATAGCATCTGTTCCAAACTGAACACCGTTAACTAAAATAACAATGTCGTTTGCTGTAGTTGCGCCGTCAAACGATGTACCATACCATGTTATGGTGTCTCCAGGTTGATACCCAGTACCGCCATTACTTAGGTTAATAGTATATGCGCCAGTACCGCCTTCTCTAATAACATCTACCAATGCTCCGGCACCGCCGCTGCTGGTAGTTGCGCTAGATGCAACGCTGGTATAGTTTCCTCCGCCGTCAATACTTGCACCGGAAGCTGAGAATCCTACAATCGCTCCGCCGGAGTCAACTTCAGTAACTGCAATTAAAACGTCATTAGCTGGACTTGCTCCTCCTAAATCAGTTCCTGCAATTAACAGCCTATCGCCTACAACATAATTAATACCGTTTGAGGAACTATCTTGAGAATCTGTTACAACATATAAGCCACCAGATCGTGTGACGTCAAATGTTGCAGATGTTCCAATTCCATCAATGTTAGCACCGCTAACGCCTGTATTAATTGAATTTGCACCTGTATATGTTTGTCCAATCTCTCCAGACAAATAAACGGTATTACCCTCTAATGAATTTATAAAGACTGCATTGTTTAGTCCGTCATCGATGGCCATTCCCTGTTGAACGCCAGTAAGATCTACTAGAGTAATATTTGTATCAGACGTATCTGTAATATCGTCTAATACATTGGCCACAATAGTTCCTGTTCCTACTACTCCGCTGACCGATGTACCTGCAGGAATTAACGGTGAACCTTGGATTGGAGAGCCGCCAGTTGGTGCTGTGCCGTCAAAGGCTAAAGAAAAAGACCCGATTGGGGTGTCAAATTTTGATGTTATGTTTAGATTAGATCCATTACTAGCTACAGAGAAAGTTGGTGCTCCGATTGACGAACCTGTATAAAATCCTGCTTGACGAATTTGAACGAATGTAGTATATAAACTATCTCCGTTGAAAACTCCAACTTTAGACGACGAGTAATATGTAAAACTAATTGAGCTTGGTACACTGAAAACTAAGAAAGATCCCTCTGCTCTCGAAAATCCAGAAATTGCAGGACTTAATCCTTTAACCGTAATCGGTTGTCCGGGGACGAACCCGTGAGATCCAGAAGTAGTTACGGTGATCAATGAGCTACCAAACCCTCCCGTATTGGTCGATGCATCTGTTATAATAGCAGTGACTGATAGATCAGTTCCTGGAACTTCATATAAGGATGGATAACTCCTAATCAATCCCAACGCTTGCCACTTAGTTGGCTGCAATCCGTACTCAAAGTCAGCGTCAAGCATGGCCTGCGGAGCAGCAACACGCATACGTTCAATGGCATCTGTGCCAAAGTCCCAAGGACGAATAGTCTGATAGGCTTCTTCAACAAATATTTGTAAATCAGTAGTTGATGTTAGCAAACTAGTATCTTCAGACAGCTTAATAGTTGTTATGGTGTCAGTAGCTTGCCACCATGCAGGGAAATCTAAATCACTGAGTAATTCACCATCTCCACTAGATCTGCCTTGTTTATACTCCATACTAACAGAATTAGTTGGGTCTGCAAAGTTATAAAGAATTTGACCCGTATTAGTATTTGTTATCAATAATAATTCGCTTGGTTCTATTTTTCCTAAAACTTTAATTGCACTTATTCCGGAAATTTTTGTAGGAATTGCTCCCGGACCGTTTTCTATAACGCCGCTTAACAAATTCCATAGGGTAGTATTTCTACTGCTAGCACCAGCTTCAGCATTTTGACCAACGTATTTGGTTTGTACCACAGATGTTTGATTATATGATGGCGATACCGTTGTATTAGTAAAAATAAAGTTGTTGATAATGTCTCTTAGATATTGCTGACCAGTTACTTCTGGACTAACATCACCACGGATCATTGGTTCTCCGTCGATGTGGAAGTAATCAGCAACTTGTCTAATTTTTACATTGCCGCCGTATCTAAGATCGTGTATTATTGCATCAATAAAAAATCCAACGTCTCTAGTGCATTTTTGACTAGCATACGTGTACCCTACATAAGGACTGATTTCATTTGTTATGTTGTGATTAATAAAAGCCACAACTTGAGCTTGTAAGAACGATTTGTTTGCCGTTAATAGTGCAACCGCATTAGGTAACAGATTGTCATCTTTTCCAATGCCTGGTTCAAATACGTATTTTCTAATTTGTTTTTTTGCCATTTTTTATCCTTATGCTCCAAAAGCGATTGCAAATGCTGATATTCTCGAATCAACATAATCTTTTCTTGTAGCGTGATTGATTTCTGTAGGTAGTGAAGAAATTTCTAAATTTCCAGTTACACTAACATCGCCGCCAACATTAACATCAAGTGTAACGTTGACATATCCTTGAACAGATAGTTCTCCTGTGCTGTCTCCAGGTCCAACATTTAAAGATTTAAAGTTTCCGTCGGCAGGATCTATTAAACCAATATCCATATTATTAATTTGGCCTGTGCCGGCAACTGAAGTTATTTCGATGTGACCGTTGACAACGTTGATGTAAGGAGTTGACCCTTGACCAATTGTAAAGTCTCCGTCAACTTCTAAGAATTCTAAGGTACCTAATCTAGTTAGACCGCTACCTTTGATAATAGGATCTAAGCTAATGATCGAATCACTAGCGTCAATAATAGGTATACCGTTAACTTCAAAACTTCCGGTAGTATTAATAACTCCAGAAACATTAAGGGATCCTTCCAGAGTTAGGTCACCGGATTCGTCAACAAGGAATCCAGGGCTACGGAAGCCGCTTTTCGACTCAAAAGGAATATATTTTACAGACATTTAGATCTCCGCTCTTTTAATCCAACTTCAACTACCACAAAGACTATGTGTATTTATGCTGGTTAAAAGTTTAGTATGGCGTGAGATCATTGATCGTATGATAATAAGTTGCGCTGAATATTAACTTTGAACCAACTAGCAATGATGAGTTATCGTATGTGCTGTCGTTGGGGCTACTAGCAGGGTTTGCTAATAATTGTAGTTTTGATGCAGTTACCACTGCTGTTAAATCTATTAAATTTTCGTTTAAATTTGTTCTACCATAAGTAGTTACGTTTGCTTGTTCTGGTCCTGCAACCACTAAACATTTGACCATTTCTTTTCTAGTGTTCCCTACATCAACTACAATGGTATATTCTGCGGCCATAAAATCGCCTACATACCATTCGTCAACAACGGTATTAGTTGTAACGCTTTGCCAAGGCCCTTTATAAGCTAGATTTACTCCGTTTTGTACACGGAGAGTATTTTTTATACCTTGAAAGAAAAATTTAGCGAAATTTAACATAGTAATATATTTATCATAAAACAAAAAAGCCCCCTTGGGGGCTTTTGTTATACCGATTTGTTTGGAATATGTACCAGTTTTCCGTACTCGGGTAAAAATAGATATTCAATATCTGAATTCCGTAGAGTCCAAATTGCATCATCTAATGTTTCAACCAAGGGTTCTCCACCTAAATTAAAGCTGGTATTAAACAAAATAGGAATACCAGTTTCTTCTTTAAATGCCTTGATCAAATTATAATAATGCTGATTTTGTTCTTGTGTAACCGTTTGGATTCTACAAGTTCCATCAACGTGTATAATGCTTGGAATTTTTTCTGCTACGCCGGGTTGGCAGTTTACAGCATACATCATAAATGGACTATCCTTCATGCCTCTGAGATCGAACCATTCGTGAACATCGTCTTGTAAAATAGTTCCGGCAAATGGGCGGAAATATTCACGACGCTTAACCATGTTTACATAATCCTTTCCATCTTCAAAGGTAGGATCAAATAATACCGAACGATTGCCTAATGCTCTAGGTCCGTTTTCACTGCGTCCTTGAAAAATTGTAACAATATTCTTTTCACGCAAGAGCTTAACAACATCTTTGTATGTAGCATCAGTAAGCGTTTCTCCACTGCTTACTTTGCTAGAAATTTCATCATTGGTATATGAATGAGGCAATCCAAGATACAAAGTATTGTGACTACGTACCGTCATATCATCTTGCATGCCGTGCCAGAACATCATAGCAGCACCCATGGCAGTTCCTGCATCGTTACTAATTGGTTCTACATATATCTCAATTCCATCGTCTTTCAACTGCTCAAGATACCAATAGTTTGCAACACAATTTAATCCGTATCCGCCACTAATAACTACACGCTTTTTACCGCTCATCTTAGCAGCCTTGCGTATTAATCTTAGAACTTGTTCTTGTGTTTGTGTTTGTACAGCATAGGCCATATCGCGACGATTGTCCATATATGTAACATCGTCGTGTGGGTTTTCTGGTTGCTGTTCAATGTAGTCAAACAAATTCATGTTTACGGTACTGCTCATCGGATAACGTGGAACAAATAAATTTCGATTAGTCAACGGAATTTTAGATGTCTCATCAAAAAATGCAGGCACAGCAGGATTTTCTTTTCCATAAGGAAATAATCCCATAGTTTTTCCTGCTTCGATTGCAGAAAATCCGCAGTACTCAGTAACTGCTTCATAACACTTTACAATGCCTGCATGATCACTGATCCACGCTTCGTGAGTTTCACCGTCTTCGCCTAGTGGGCTAGAATCAAACTCCGGAATATAAACTCCTGGAATAGGATCTCTTGCTCCGTAATGTTTGTATAATGTCTTGAAGTTTGCAGGGTATTCGCAATTAACAATGGACTCTACTTCCCACAACCATGTAGGAGGTTGATTTTGTCCGTTCATACTCATTGGATAGAACGTACCTGCACCATCAACAATCAACGCAACTGCATCAGTCCAACCGCTACGGTAATAGGCACAGGCAGCGTGTAACTTATGATGCATAAAACTTAAATCAATTACCTGTGGATGCTTGTGTAAGTCAGGAACTTTTCGATCTATCAATCCTAATTTTCTTGCAAGACCGGTGTAAACATCATCACCGGTATAATCAATTTTACCAGCAGTTTCTTGTAGATTTTGTGTATGTGCTACAACAATATAGTCGAGCTTATCAGTATATTCTAATATCTTAACCATTGAGGCAAACGGGCCGCCATCATATTTTTGACGGCTTAATCTTTCTTCTTCTATAGAAAATACTACCTCACCGTCTTTTAGTAGGCACACTCCTGCATTGTGCCCTCGGGCAATTCCAGCAATCCATACGGATTTCTTTTGTTTTTTATCTGCTATTGAAGTAATTGTCATTCTTTTTTTCCTAATACATGGTTTACCAC